GGCGGATTTAAAGGCTTCAGAATAGGCACAGGCGGCGGAGGTGGCGGAGGTGGCGAAGGCGCACCAACTACAACCGGCGCTGATTTTGGCGGCTTTGTGTCTGGAATTAATGCCGTCGTTGGTGAGCTCGATAATTTGGAAGCTGATCTAACATCTGGAATTAATGACATGATTGCCAGTCTTGAGGGCCTTCCTGAGCTGCTTGAAAAGTCTTTTAGGGTGTCGATTGCGGGCTCAATCACAGAGGCAATTGTGGCCGGTGTTAGCGGTCCATCAGGGTTAATTAACTTGCTTGGCGATGCATTCTCAAAGTTGACCATGGGCCTATCTGGAACGATCGCCGGTGCCATTGGTGGGATCGCTCGACTTGGTGAGAAGTCACCCAAAGAGATCCGACAGGATTTTATGAACTTTGCTAAGGCTTTCGAAAGAGGTCTTAAGATCTTGCCTCGTGTTTTGATTCAAGTGTTACCCCGTTTCGCACTTGCGATCATTACCGGTTTTCTAGATGCGATCATCAAATTGCCGGCAATTATTGCGGATGCATTTGGTGAGGCGTTCGCTAGAATTTGGGAAAGCGTCAAAGAGTTTTTTAAGAGCATTTTTACCCGTGAGGGAAGACAAGAACGAAGGCAAAACAGAAGAGAACGCCGGCGGGCCTTCTTTGCCAATTTAGGCGAATCGTCTCAGTTCTATATGTCAGGCGGGATCATGCAGGCTCAAAGCGGGGCACGGTTCACGGGTCGATCTCGTGGCTTGGCAATGTTACACGAAGGGGAAACCGTTCTTCCTGCGAGCGGAAGAGCCGGCCAAGCTGAACAGCGAATGATGAATCAGGCTGGCAATGGTGGCGGGATCAATATCGTGATCAATAGCGCCGTCGTTGAGAACCGTGCGATTGATGAATTGGTTAGGAAACTAGAAACAAGATTCGGGCGTTTTGGCGTCGGAAAGTCTACACTGTTTGGGCGGTAACATGGGCAACGCTAAATTTTTCTATTATCCAAAGCCAAGCATAACCTCATATCTTGAAACGATTGATCTTGGCGAACCGTTGGCGGAGCTGTTCAGCGATTATGAGATCGACGCTCAAGACGGCGTGAGCTACACCGGCCGGCGTTATCGTACGGTGTCCAGAATAAGCGAGATAGTCAGAATTCAGCGGGATCGCATGATCAGCGGTGAAGAGCGGGCGGCGGAGTTGATGACCCTTCAAAGCCACCTTGATCGGGGCCACAGCACCTTATTCACTTCAGACACTACGAAAGCCTATGCTACATTTTTGACACGGCCCGCAAGAGCTGGAGACACTGTGATATTTGTGGCGTCTAATGTCTTCCGGTCCATCGTTGGAAATCAGATCGTGGCGGCGGGTGATTACTTGATGATTGAGAGTCAAAATCCAAACATGAAATATCAACAGGTAGAAATCCAGAGCTTGACAGCGACAGCCACCGCAGGCGGCACAATCACGCTATCCAATCCGATCGCCTTTGACTTTGACAGCGGATCGATTGGCGTGCGTCATTATCGCTTCTGGCCCACCTTAAAAAGGCCCGTGGATAACCTAGGCCAGAACATGATCACAAACGAGAGAGGTTTTTTGTGGTCGCTTGATGTGGTGCTCACGCCTGACTATCCCGAATATTTTAGCTTCCTTCTTCCGGTTGGCAATGAGATCGGCGAGATCACTGATGCGTTGCGAACTTCTGAAGTTGATTCACCGCTTGGCACATCTGGACAGATATCGATCGGTGATATCATGACGGATCAATTTGGATCTGATCTGTCTATTGTTTCTGAACCCTCTTTGACATTCCCCACAAGATCATGACATGGTCTAACAAGTTTCAAACAGATCTAAGAAACAGAGAGAGCCTGAGCTTTCTGTTTCGGCTTGAATTTCCTTACATTAAATTCGGCGTTGGTGTCCCGTTTACAATTGACCTAAACACCCAAGATTTACAGATAGAAAGCGACAGCGTCCGCATCAATGGAACCAGTGTCACCAATCAAAGTTTTGATGTCACCTTTGGCCAGTTCTCGATTAATTTGGTGGGTGACTTCAGACCATACCGTGAGAAGATCAATAAGGGCCAAATAGCGGTTTTATACGTGGGCTTTGAGGGATACGACCCCGCAAACTATCAGCGCCTTATTTGGGGCATGGTGTCCAATATACGCAAGCTGAATTTTAATACTTTTGAGATTGAGTTTGATGATGCTTTGAGCTCGATAAATAACCGTCTTGATACTCGGTTTGATTCGACCTTGTCCATCCACAAATCACAGCTGTTTTATAACCTTGGACAAACAACCACATTAACAAGCAATTTTAACACTGGATCAGATACACAATTAAATCTAACAGATATAACGATATTTGAAAAAGACAGCGATACCAACGGGCTGATTTTAATTAATGATTCAGTTCACAGTGATCCGTTTTATGTTCAATGGACAAGCAAGACAACGACAACAGCGCCAGCCGGATATTTGACATTGACCCCTACCGGCCCATTAACAGTAAGTTATCCGAGTTTGTCGTCTGTATCTGTGCCTTCTACTATTCATTCAGCAACAACCACAGTTACAAACGCAGCACAGATCCAAGAATTCCCGCCTCATATCATCGGCAAGATCATCCAAAGCAAAGCGGGCGGCGTGCTTAATACCTTGCCCCTTGATTGGTGCCTTGGTGGATATTTGCCTTCTGATATTTATGATTATGTGGATGCGGATCTTCAGAAGAAATATATTAAAGCGGCTTCAACTACTTACAATTGGAAGATTGCAATCAGTGAGCCACAATCTGAGTTTATGCGCACGATCACAGACAAGGCCGCCGCCCTTGGACAGTGGCCTGTTTTGCGCCAAGGGCGGATCAGCTGGCGAGGGGTTGCGGATCCCTATGACGGCACCACTCCAAACGGCCTCAAGCCTATTGAATACGATATCACAGATGACGATATAATCTCCGTTCAGAGCCATGACTTTTATGATCCTGATGTCAATGCGGTTTACGGGAAGTTTACGATCATTCGAAACCAAGCCGGGAACACAACAACGATCGCACGGACTTCTGAATTGGAAACTTTGCCAGCTGGCATCGATTACGGATCAAGATCCGACGGCCTGACATATGATCCGGACTATTTGCGTACAAATATGGCAGTCGCAGACGGCGCACGCATGGAGAATTATATGCGCCTTGTTGCGGAGAAGATCACACTAAACACGCACATTCATTTATCTCGCTTTGTGGCGGGTGATCTGGTTACTTTGTCAAGCTCCGTTTTGTATGGCAAAAATGAAGGCAACACATACAATAACCGGATCGGCATGATCTCACGGGTTGACATTGACTTTGGATCTCGATCGTGCTTTGTCACAATTCTGTTTCTTCCACGCCAAGGATTTAGACCATGACCCCTAAAATAATTGAACAAGCCAAAGCTCTCGGATATGTCGTCTTTGAGGGTGAGATGGATCTGAATTTAATTGGTGTTCGATCGTCTCGTATCGTGCCTAACAAGTTCAACGATAAAATTTATGTGTGCTATATGAAGGGCGGCGTGTGGCAAGAGCACTGTTTTCCAATTACAACCGTGGCCGGATCTTATTGGTTGCAAAATCCATCAAGAGCCGAGGGCACGGCGGTTGTCGTTCATGATCGCCAATATCGATCAGTCTGGTCTATTGGCTTGCACCGTGGCCAATATGAGGCACTCACACAAACAGGCGAGATCACTGTGTGGAGAGATGGCAATAAAGATGACAAAGTCGATTATGGTGGCGAAGAATACGCCGGATACTTTGGCATAAACGCCCACAGATCGAACAGAAACCATCAATCTCAAAGCGTGGATAAATGGTCAGCAGGTTGTCAAGTGTTCGCCAATCCAAGCCATTTTTCAGCGTTTATGAGCCTTTGCCGTGCTCAGGTTGCGGCCGGCTTGGGTGATAAATTTAGTTATACTTTGATCCACGAAGACAGTCTGAAAAGGCTAGAAGAAGAGCAAAGAAATCCAAAACCTAAACCCAAAAGAAAACCAAAAACTAAAATACCTAAAAAAGGGGACAAACCATGTCTGGACGAGGAATCAAAATCGCAATCGCAATCACGAAAGAAATCATCCCGCTCATCATCAAGCTCCTTGAAGAAATCGACAAAGCCAAAGCAGAAGACAGCCAAGGCGGCCGCAAAGTCACCAAAGCCGAAAGACAGCAAATAGCGCTTGAGATGTCGTTATCGATTGTTCCCGAGCTTCATGATATCATTGCTACCATTATCAACCGTGAGGCGTAAAAATGGACGGGTCAACGATTGAATTTCTAACAGGGCCCGCCTCGGCTCTTGTCCTTGCTGTTACGCTTCTCAGTGGCCTTTATCGGCTTGCGGCGAAGTATCTCCCCGCCTTGATTGATCGTCACATAAAGCTGATTGATGACATGCAAGAAAGCCAGCAGAAGCTAAACGAAAAACTGGATAGCGTAGCGGTCACAGTCACCCAAGAGCACGCCTCACAAAATGAGGCAATGCGCAAGGCGATCTCAGGTGTTCACAGCCGTTTAAACCCCATTCAGGATGATCTGAAAGAGGTTAAGATCAAAGTCGGTTTGACGCCTTTGACAAACGAAGAGTAATCAGGTTGCGAGCAGCTGGCGCCACTTGATATTTATGTCCCATGTCTTGGTGACATCGGAATTTGTGCCGCTGTTCACATGGAAGCCAACGCCGATATATAGATTGGCCGTGCCCAATTCAGAATTGTTTGAATCATAAAATGAATCGTTCAGGGTGAAAAGGGCGTTATCGGTGCTTGAGTTAGACCAAAAGCCTAAGCTATCATAACGGAATAAATATGCCTTAGCGCCTGACGAATAGCCCTGAACCACTGTCATCTCATTCATAGTAGCCACAAGGGTATCTGACGCAGCATTCCAGAGGGTGCCGGCGTTGTTTGTGGTGGCTGTATTTCTCAGGATGCGGCTTGATGTCCTTTGCGGTCCAGTGGAGCCGCCAAAGAAACCAGCTCCACCGAAAAAGCCCTTGGTGCCGCTTGTGTAAGGAGGCGCACCGGCGATCATGAAAGGACAAATAGAGGCTTTATATGTGGTGTCTGTGATAATGGAGTTTGTGGGGCTCATGTCGTAATATTCGATCATCATTTGGATCGTCATGGTTCGAGCGTCACCGTTGGCAAGATCGGCTTTTGTGAACCCTGTATCAAATGCAATTATCCCCGCCGTGTTTATAGGGAATGAGTTGTTTGTGGTGCCTGTATCGGCCGCAATTGCCACATTCAAATTGTATCCACTTTGAGAAGAAGCGGTCACATTGAAGGTCGTATAACTTCCATCGTCGGTTACAAGATCTGAAAGGGTGAGATTGTTCCAAGCTCCAGCAGCGCCGCCCGCTTCAGCGGGCACAGTGCCGCCCTGATCATTAAAAATATTCTTAATTGACATGGTGTTACTCGTGATAGGTCAATTCGACAGCGTCGATCGAGACTGTGCCGGCGTCGGTCTTGTAAAATACATAGATATCTGAATCGTCAAAGATATAATCCAGATCGATCTTATAGACCACGGCCCCATCTGTGGCGGTGGTTACGCCGGTTTCGATCGTGCTTGCTGTTCCGGTTACGATCGCTTCGTCGCCGTTGCTGTCTGTGGTGATCTTAATGGTTAGCGTGGTTGGCGAGCTGGCCAAGCTTGACATGCGAATAAAGAGCCCCTCAAGGTGAAACGCAAGGGGGAAGCCCTCGGGCATCTGTAGCGACAAGGTCGCTTTTTTTGTGCCGTCGTAGCTCGTTCCGACACTGGTTTTTTGTGTGGTGTCTGTAGACTTTTTAATGATTGATTTTATGTTTCGTGCCATGGGTGATCCCTCTCTCTAGCTATGAAAAAACCGGCGATCCGAAGACCGCCGGCCAAACAAGGAAGCAAACCCCACCAAGGATCTGCCTAAGTGTTTTATCATGCTTCTGAATATGTTTACAAAAAAAATATCTTTTTTGTTGACAGTGATATATGTATGACATATAATACAAGCATAGCATGAAGCTATAACAAACAAACAAGGAAATAATCATGACAGTTATCAAGTGGACAGACCGAAACAAAAGCACAAAATACCGACAAGTAGAAGATAATAGAGAAGCTCATAATTTTATTAAAGCGATAAATAGAGTTGGATTACGGGGCAAAATTGTCGATATTGAAAATGAAGAGTCCACCATCCATTTTATGCTTCTGAATTATATAGAAGACAACAATCAAGAAAAGGCTGAAAGTATGCGCCTTGAGCTTGAAAAAATCCAAGAATTATACAAGTAAACACCAAGGGGGCCGGCTTCACAGCTGGCCCCACTACCCCACCAAGGATCAAAAATGAATCGTTACATGATCAACTTTATAGACAACCAAACCGACAAAGTAATCCGCCATGACATCAAGTTTGAAGGCGATCTGATGACGGCTAAAAAGTTCTCTATGAGCCTAGCCAAGCGCCTTAAAATCGCCAGCTGTGATATTTACATCTATGATCGATATGGCTATGAGCGAGGCGATCAATGCTTGGCCAAGCTGAGATATAAACGCCCGATCCACAAGAAAAGAAGAAATAAATAAATATTTTCTTGACTCCTTTAAATGTATGACATATAATATAAACATAGCATGACGCTATAACAAACAAGGACAAGACAATGACAAACTTTGCAACCCCAATCTTTGAAGAAACTCAAATGAAATACACAATCAATTTTGTAATCAAGACAGGCGTGACAAACGGAATAATTGATTGGCACATGTACAATATGACCTTTAATGCAGAGCCTAGAACCAGAAAGGAATCAATCGCAAGCCTTAAAAGATGGGTACGAAAAAATTGCCATGCAATTCTTGAATGGGCGATTGAAGGAGAAGGAATCTTTAATGAAGACATCAAAGAAATAATTATTGATCAGTGGCCAAACCTTAAAAGAAATTTCAAGTCAAGAATTGTATAACAAAACAACCGCCTCCCTTCGGGGAGGCACAAACCCACCAAGGAGAAACCATGAGCGAATTAATGATCGCAATACACGAGGCCGTAGCGCCGTTTAATCAGGTCTTTTATGCGTGCTGTCTGACAACAGCTGCGGCCCTGATGCTATTCACAATCAAAATCAAACTGGAAGGATAACCATGAGTAACCAAAGCAATATCAAGGCGTTTATGACCGACTTTATCAAGGCACAAAGAGAAATGAGGCCAGCGATCAAAGACGCAAAAAATCCAAGATTTCATTCTAAGTATTCAGATATCTCAAGCGTGCTCAATGCGTGCATGGAGGCCCTCTATTCGAATAACTTGGCTATGACGCAACCAGTGGAGCACAAAGAGATCGGCATGGTTGTAACCACGAGAATAACCCATATCACGGGCGAGTATATCGAAACCAGTTTACCCTTGATCATGCAAAAGAACGACATGCAGGGCCTTGGGTCAGCGATCACCTATGCACGCCGATATGGGCTCACAACTTTATTGGGGATCCCTGAAGATGATGACGATGGAAACAGCGTGTCATCATACAATCCACCAAGGCAAAAGGCCAAGCCAAAGAAGGCACAACAACCAAAGCCAGAGCCCCTAAGAACCGGCTTACAGTGTCCAGAGGGCCTAACCCATCTCCAATGGCTGGAGGCGTATTCTTTGCCATATGGCGGGCTTGAAGTGATTGAGAAAAGAGTCTTGGACAAAGGCGGCCAACCGTCGGAGAAATGGACAGATGATTTTATTCATCTCATTATCAACAGGATAGAAAGCGGAGAGGCCGAGCTGGAGAAAGTGGCACAATAAAACGATAGAGGGGAGGCTTTCGCCTCCCCGCCCAACTCTCCCCAGAGCCTAGAGTCTTTCTCCAGATGAATTAAGTAATTTGCACA